AGCGTTATCTGCATGGCACGAGCGAAAGCGAAATGTTGACGATGAGCAATCAAAGAAACGAAAAGCTGAAGATGAACAGCGTGCAGCATGGGATGCGAAAGTTGATGCGTATAACAAATCTAAAACAGAACTGAATGTTAAAGATTACGCAGAAGCAGAAGCAGAGCTTCAAGAATGTTTCTCAGTGACTCAGCAAGGCATAGTCATACAAGGCGCAGAAAATCCCGCGCTAGTCAATTACGCACTTGGTAAAAACCCGCTGAAAGCCAAAGAGCTGGCAGCAATCAAAGACCCCGTAAAATTCGCATTTGCGATAGCAAAATTGGAGACGCAATTGAAAGTAACGAATAAACGTCCTCCAGCGCCTGAGAAGGTTGTAACTGGCTCTAAGCCGTTGAGCGGAGGTGATTCTGCACTCGATAAATTGCGCGAAGAGGCCGAGAGAACTGGCGACTTTTCAAAAGTCGTTAAGTACAAACGGGACAAACGAAAATCTTAAGGAATAAAAAATGAGCAATCAATTTACAAAACAAGAAAAGGTTGCATTTGAAGATGTCTGCGAAGGCTTCGAAGATGCATTAGTATTATCAAACAACATTTCTGTGTATCGGTCTGAAGATACACAAATGGAACGATCTAATAACATTATTTGGCGTCCAATGCCGTATATTGCTCAATCGTTCAACGGCACTGATATGACAGATAACTTTGGTAATCTGACTCAGTTATCAGTACCTGCAACGCTTGGCTATAATAAATCAAGTCCATGGTCTATGACTGCAACTGAATTGCGCGATTCAATGCAAGAAGGCAGTTTAGGTAAGGCTGCACGCCAAAAGCTTGCTTCTGACATTAACGTTGCTGTGATGAACGTTGCATCTAATCAAGGTACATTGGTTGTTAAGCGCACAACTGCTGCATCTGGTTTTGATGACGTTGCACAGTGTGAAGCGGTAATGAATGAGCAAGGCGTTCAAGCATTTGACCGTTACTTGGCACTTGGAACCCGTGATTACAATGGGATGGCTTCAAACTTAGCATCACGCGCAACAATGACTGGCAAACCAACAACTGCTTATGAAAAAGCATATGTTGGAACTGTTGCATCGTTTGAAACTTACAAGCTTGATTATGCTAATCGTTTAGCTGCAGCGGCTGGCGGTGGAAGCTTAACAGTTGATACTCAAGCATCAGCAAGCAATTATCATGTTCCAAAAGCGACTACCGTTGCCTCAACAGGTGAATCAAGTAACTTCGACAACCGATATCAAACCATTACTATTTCTGCAACGACTTCGGTTGTAGCGGGTGATGCGTTTACGATTGCGGGTGTTAATGCTTGTCATCACATTACCAAAGGCGATACCGGTCAACTTAAAACGTTCCGCGTTATCTCTGTAGATTCAGCAACTACTATGACAATCAGTCCAGCAATCGTCTCTAACCAAGGCGGGTCAGACGCTGAAGCTCAGTATCAGAATGTTATTGTGACAGCATCAGGTACAGCAGCTATTGTATTTTTGAACACAGTTGCAGCACCAGTAAACTGTTTCTGGCAGAAAGACGCTATTGAGTTGCTACCAGGTCGTTATGCTGTCCCAGCTGATTCTGGTGCCGCTGTAATGCGTTACTCAACTCCGCAAGGAATTGAAATCGTTATGCAGAAGCAGTACGACATTAACACTATGTTGACTAAGTTCCGTCTGGATACATTCTTTGGTGTTGTGAATAAACAGCCAGAAATGACCGGAATCATGTTATTTAGTCAGTCTTAAGGGAGACAATCATGCAAATCGTATATCCAAATGGTAATTCGGGGGATATTACAATCCCAGCAGCGGAAAGTATCGCTGTTTACACAAAAGGCACGGCTAAGGTGTATCGCAAGGTTGGTTATCCAAACTACCCAACGCAGTTAAGTCTGCTTGGCACTGTTGATGATGAGCAAACTGTGTTTGGCTCTTATTCATCTGGCGCGACAATCGTCATTGAATCGGCTGAAGCACATGTTTACTTTGAAGTTGGAACCGCGCCAATTGTGCAATTTACTCGTGTTAATCAACAGGTGCAGGTAACACCATCAGCTAAGACAACGGCGGTCACATTGACTTCTGCTGAATTGCTGACTGGTATTATCACTGCAACGCATACAGCAGGTGCAACAGCAGCATATACATTGCCAACAGGTACTTTGTTAGATGCGGCGGGTGAGTTTGCTGTAAACGATAGCTTTGATTGGAGTTTGATCAATCTATCTGCAGCTGCAGCTGACACCGTGACATTAACCGCTGGCACTGGTCATACCATTGTTGGTGGTGTCATTGTGCAATCCGCACATGCATCAACCGGCACGCTTTATGGTAACTCTGTACGTTGGCGCACTCGCAAGACTGCAGCAAATACATTTGTAACCTATCGCCTTAGCTAACCATAGGGGCCAGTTCGCTGGCCCTTTTATTAGAGGAATAATAATGTTTCCTACGTTAGTTTATCGAGGTTATGGCCCGCATTCTAGAAAAGGCGGTGGCTATTCATTCAAAGACGTGCGATGCGAATCATCTATGGTGCTAGCATTGAAAGATGGTTGGTTTGAAACGTTAGATCAGGCTATCGATGCATTTGATAACCCAAAACCAGTAGAAAATTCTGTTGATGTTGAGAAAGTCGAAGATTACGCACCAACACGAAAAGAGCTTGAGCAAAAAGCCGAAGAGCTTGGTATAAAGTTTGATAAAAGACGATCAGATAGTTCATTACAAAAAGCCATTGAGAATGTATTAAATGAGCTGGACTAAGCGCCAATTTATCTCACAAGCACTTGATGAAATCGGTGTTGGTGACTACATATTTGATTCAAGCCCTGAGCAATTACAATCTGCATTGCGCCGCCTTGATGCCATGATGACAATGTGGAATGCCAAAGGTATACGCTTGGGTTATCCGGTAGCGACTGATGCTGATGGCAGTAGTTTAGATCAAGATACAGGTGTAACTGATGCGGCGAATGAGGCAATCTTTCTTAATTTAGGCGTGCGAATGGCTCCGTCATTCGGGAAAGTAGTATCAAGTGAAACAAAAGTGGCGGCCAAGCTAGCATACGACGCATTGATATTGCTGTCAGTTATACCGATGGAAATGACGCTAGGCAATTCAATACCTGCGGGCGCTGGCAATAAGTCTCATGGTCGAAGAAATATATTATTAGATCAGCCTGCTACCGATTTTGATGTGGGCAATGATAGCGCAATTGAGTTTGATTAATGATTACTAACTCATTAAAAGATTTTGTGGCGGATTTTATTAAGCCAATGATACCAGTCGGCGAAGAATCCGACCCTTATGCAGATCATGTAATAACGCTGATGACAGCGGGAACTTGGTATGAATTTACAGGCGACACGTTAAGCACGCTTTCACCTGATCCGACGATTTCACTAGATAGTCCGGTTACAGCTGGCGAATGGGATGCACTACGTGGCGCTGGTTTCGGCGGTATTTTCGGATTCTCTGGTGGCGTGTTTTTTGACAATAAGCTATACATTACCGGTGGTGGGCACACAGACTATCATGGGAATGAATGGTATGCTTTTGATGTACCAACAATGAGCTGGGAGCGTATAAACTGGCCGGATATTAGCGCAAGTTATGGTGGCGCAGCCGATGGCTATCAAGATGATACAAGCAGACCGTCATCGTATCACACATATTGCGGGCTCTCTTATAGCACAACATCGAGTAAGCTTTTTAGAGGCGGCGGTGCTCCAAGCGGCAACCCGTCTCCGGCATACACGGGGCAGCATTGGACATATGACGTAGATACAGATGAGTACACTAAACTGACTTATCCGACTTACGGCGGCTACGACCCAGGCGGCATCGTTCCGGGTACTGCATTATGCACATGCTGGGACGCTACAAATGATAGATTTTGGTTTATAACTCGCGGCGGGCTATGGTCACGTGATGCTGCAAGCCCAACGACTGCAACGATTCGCGATGCGTTTTGGTTTGCAGGGATACAGGCGCGTGATGATCTAATCAACCTTGTGCACGATCGGGCTAATGATTTGCTTGTTGGTCTGGGTTGGAGCACAACGAGTTATATCTGGGATTTAACTTTGCCAGATGTACCGGTGTACAGTGCATCACACTCGTGGACAGGTGATGGCGCTGCAATTGTAGACAGCCGAAATTTAGGGCTAGAATACGATATAGCGAACGATGAAATCATCGCATGGAACGGTGGCGAGGATATTTATGTTATAGATGCTGTTGGTTTAACTGCGACTATCGAAAGTCCGGTCGGTGCTAACACTGTCACACCGACCGCGACACATGCGACAGGCGCGAATGGGAGATTTAGATATATTGGGCAGTGGGGCGGTAAGTCGTGTTTTATCGCTGTTAATTCCGTTTCGGGTTCAGTTTACTTTTACAAGAGGGTTGCATAATGCCAAGAATTACCGTTGCTGATACATATGTTGGAGATGATCCGGGTTATGAATTTTTAAACCCGAAGCCAAATAGCTATGTCAGCCTTCACTTTCACGGGTCAACATTGCCTACAACACTAGAGATTAGGCATCGGCATAGTGATACAGCCTTTTCAAATGGCGTTATTTCAGCACTTCCGACAACTATTACAATCGGGCCGATATCCGTTCCCATGGCTTTATACGTCAATGGTGGTTCACCTGATTTTTCAGTAGACGTAATGTCTAGTTATGATTTAACGAATTAGGATAAGACAATGCTAGGTAATTGGATCGTTATGACAAGTGCCACAACCGGCACAGGCAATCTAACTCTATCAAGCGTGTCGGGCTATCCAACGATTGCAAATCAGTTTGCTAATTCTGTGCGGTTTCAGTACGTGCTGCTTAATGATGCAGACGGTAAACCCGTAGAGTGTGGTATTGGTTACGTCACTACAGGCACGACTTTGGTGCGTGAGGTAGTTATCGCTACGTATGTATCTGGCACTTACTCAACTTACCCGAGCGCAGCGAGTTTAACCGGCACCACGCGTGTGATTGTTAGCCCGTTAGCAAATGGAGCTGGGCCAGTTTTAACGCATATACATTCAGGCGCTTCTCGTTATTATTTCATGCAAAACTATAACCACACCGGCTCGGACACTAGGAGTCTAACGGCGAATGTAACTATGTTTATAGCTGGCCCCGTTGCCATTGCTGCAAAAATATCGGGTATGGTCTGCAGCATAACGACAGCCGCGGGCACGGGTTCAAATAAAATACGGATGGGGATTTACTCGGTCGCTGCGAATGGTTCGCCTGGTCCAGTCATTGCTGAGACAGCGGACGGCTTACCCAATTCGACGGGGGAAAAATCACTTGCTTTTAGTTCCGCTATTTCACTTCCGCCCGCACACTACTATTTAGCGGTTATTTCAGACGTCGGCCCGACGTTACGAGCTAGCGCAGGCGGTGGCACTAAAGGCAACTTGACAAGCCCGCTAGGTGCCAACGGCTTCGCGTCTCAGTACGGTTTCGGCACGGACAACAACGGAGGTTCAACGTTTAGCGGGTGGACAACTATGCCCACTTATGTAGGCTTGTCGCTAACCTCTATGTCTACTGACTTTTCACCTGTGATTGGGTTGGTACTATCGTGAGTATGGGCTTATTTTCGACTGGTCTAGTATCAGTCGGGTTGATGATTGAGCAATCTAGCGGCATTACAGGAACAGGTGCGGGCACATTAACCGCTATTACAGCCAGTGCTTCCGGTAATTTGCAATATAGCGGAACAGCAGCTGGAACACTTCAAGCGATCACAGCCAGTGCAACGGGAATACTTTCTTATACAGGAACGGCTAGCGGTATCCTGCAGGCTATAACTGCAGATGCATCTGGATCATCGACTGAAGACGGTGATGTATCTGGCACGTGTTCTGGAGTGTTGTCTGCTATCACTGGGTCGGCGTCTGGTTGGACAACCATTTACGGTGAAGCGGCTGGCACACTCCAAGCTATAACCGGAAGCGCATCAGGTACACATACAGGATCATATGAGGGTTCTGGCGGTGGTGTTCTGGCTGCTGTAACTGGCTCAGCCACAGGCTGGACGACTATTTATGGAACGGGCGCTGGTGTGCTTGAGGCAATAACAGGAAGAGCATCCGAATCATCTAATACGTCACATGTTTTCATTCACGATTTTATTTTAAACAATTTTATTTCAGACACAGTTCGTATTCACTAGAGGGCTATTCAATGGCAAGAACAGATAAACAAGCGTTTTTAGAGTTTGTTAACGCAAACGCTGGGCGCACAGATTTTGAACCAGAAAGCCAAGCAAAGGCAGAACTTGCAAAGCTCGAAAGATATATCAGTCAAGGCGGCCAAAAAGCCGAAAAGTACAAAGAAAAACATATGGAACTAACCCGAATTGTTAGATTCTTGGAGGAAAAATAATGGCTAACGTAAGACTGGCAAATGACTCGTTGCAGAAAGCAATGGACGCTGTTGTAGATGATATAGACGCGGGCGCAGGTGCGGGAACTATTAAAATCTATTCAGGCACACAACCCGCAGATGGTGATGCTGCATTAAGTGGCAATACTTTGCTTGCAACACTAACATTTAGTGACCCAGCATTTGGCGCGACGAATACATCAGGAGTTGCGGCCGCCTCAGCAATCACATCAGACACAAATGCTGCGGCGACTGGAACAGCAACTTGGGCACGCATACAAGACAGTGACGCAGCTAATGTATTTGATTGTGATGTTGGCACGTCTGGCGCAACGATAAATTTAAATAGTGTCTCAATCACAAGTGGTGGAACCGTTGCTATTACAGCATTCACAATGACCCATCCAGATGGTGTGTAAGCATGACAACAATTAATAAGTTAACGGCTGTTGATGCTGTGGTTTCTGGTGATCAGATTCCAGTTTATTCATCATCTAACGGTGATGCACGCAAAGCAGCCATGAGCGTCTTACTTGCTTACATGCAATCAAATATTGATTTGTCTGCCAAGCAAGAATACACCACGCAATATGCCGCGCCTTCTGCTACTGGGTTTAATATTCAAGTAACGGATGGCGATGACAATATTCACTTGATATTAACGCCTGTGGCCGGTTATGCAGCGGGTACAATAACATTGCCTGCTGTGGCGAATTGCGTTGATAAACAAGAAGTATTAGTTAATTGCACTCAGTCAGTTTCAACGCTGACTGTTGCTGGTAATGGAGCTACAGCGGTAACTGGTGAGCCTGCTTCATTGTCTGCAAATGACTTCTTCAAGCTACGCTATGACGCATCAACATCAACTTGGTATCGAGTCGGCTAGATGCAAATACCAATTATTAGCGGCATATATTCAAGTGGTGTTGATGTCAGGGCAGCTTATCCTGTTAATTATGTGCCAGTGCCAAAAGACACGGGGGTGAATCGCGGCTACTTGCGACCGGCTCCAGGCATTGTTGCTAATGGCACTGGTCCAGGTATTGACCGAGGCGGGATTAACTGGAATGACATCTGTTATCGCGTGATGGGTTCAAAGCTGGTCACAATCGCGGAAGATGGCACAGTGACCACTCTTGGAGACGTTGGCAGTGGCGGATTGGTGTCAATGGATTATTCTTTCGCCCAGCTGGCTATTGCATCAAATGGGGATTTGTTTTATTGGGATGGTTCAACGCTAACGCAAAATACTGACCCTGATTTAGGCGTGGTAAACGATGTAATGTGGATAGATGGATACTTTATGACTACTGACGGCGAATCGTTAATAGTCACAGAGTTAAATAACCCGTTAGCTGTTAGTCCTTTCAAATATGGTAGCTCCGAGATTGATCCTGATCCTATTAAAGCTGTGCGCAAAGTTAGAAATGAGGCGGTAGCAATTAACCGATTTACCATAGAATTTTTTGATAATGTTGGCGGTGATTTTTTCCCCTTCCAGAGAATTGATGGGGCGCAGATAAGCAAGGGCGCGGTAGGTACTCATGCCTGTTGTGTGCTCTCTGATATTCTCGCATTTGTCGGAAGCGGAAAAAATGAAGCTATTGCGGTTTATGTCGGTGTTAACGGGTCTGCAACAAAAATAAGCACTGATGAAGTAGATAAAGTAATTAATCGCTACTCTGAATCAATTTTGTCGGAAATAAAACTTGAGTCAAAAATAAGCGAATCACATCAGCATTTAATGATTCATTTGCCAGATAGGACAATTGTTTATGATCTATTGGCGGCACAGGCATTGCAGGAGCCGGTTTGGTTTACATTAACCACGGCTACAGATGGATTTGCACAATATAGAGCGCATAACATTGTGCGCTGTTATAACCGTTGGTTGGTGAGTGATCCGTTATCATCCACAGTGGGTTATTTGGATGATTCGTTGTCATCGCACTACGGGGAAATTGTAAGATGGGAATTCAGTACCTTTATTACCTACAATGAAGGACGCGGCGCGATTATCAACGATATTGAATTGGCTGTGCTGCGCGGTGTTATTGCGTTAGGGTTAAATCCACAAATATCTACTTCATATTCAACCGATGGTGAAACGTGGAGCCAAGATAAAAGTATATCTGTTGGCACAGTGGGAAATAGAAATAAGCGTATGGTGTGGTTTAAGCAGGGCAGCATGCGTAACTATCGAATGCAGCGGTTCAAAGGTGATAGTCAATCATACTTTTCGGTTTTGCGTCTTGAAGTAGCTATAGAGGCGTTATATCACTAATGGCAGAGAATCGGCTTAAGTTAACACGGGAACAGCTCTCAAAGTTTTTGAAAGACCAGAAGGCTATAAAGCAGTTTGAGCAACTATTTACAATTGTTGATGAAATAGCGCCCGATGTTGTAAATGAAGTAAGTACGGCAGCGGCTAATGCGCAGAATGCAGCAAATGAAGCATTAGGATTGATTCAACGGGTTTCTGATACGTGCGAATTAAATGAGGCGGTAATCTCTGTTAAGCTCAATGAGCTGACTGGGCTCATCAAAACCATTTCAAATTCACTGGAATTAATCGCTCTCGCGCCTGCAAAGCCTGAATTTATTTATGGAACGATGGCTAATCAAGATTCTGATGATGTAGCCATTACCGGCGGCACGATTTCAGCGCAAATCACTGATAATCAAGACACTTTGATTGCTAGCTCTACCACATTAAGCGATAGCTCTGGGGTGGGAGTTGGCATGTTGACCAATACACCTACAGCCGGTAATCCAACTAAATGGATTTCCATTAATGACAACGGCACGACTCGATACATCCCAACTTGGACATAAATAAATGACGGTAACAGTAAAAAATATTATACCAAGGCAATACGCTACAAATGCGCAGGCGAGCTATTACACTGCAACGAATTGCAAAGCGTTAATAGATAAATTTACAGCGACGAATGTTAGCGGTGGAGCTGAAACGATAGCGGTTAATTTGGTTATATCGGGCGGCTCAGCAAGTGCGGCTAATAAGGTGTTACCGGCCAAAACCATTCAGCCAGGTGAAACCTATCTATGCCCTGAAGTCGTTGGGCAGGTTTTAGAGTCAAGTGGGTTCATATCGATAATAGCTAGCGCAAATTCCGCCATTGTCATTAGTTCAACCGCTCGGGAGATTACTTAATGCAAATGCAAGCTACGCCAATAGCAGACAAGGCATTAAAGATAATGTCAGGCATGCCGCAAGCAGAATTTAAAACAGCGCATTATTTTGGCCCAGGTATATATATTCGCGAGGTAACATTACCCGCTGGTATCTTGGCAGTTGGTCATAAACAGAAGTTAGAGCAATTAAATGTAGTTATATCTGGAAAAGTAGCGATGTTTGGTGAAGATGGAAAGGTGCATGTAGTCACCGCACCAACAATATTCACCGCTGCAGCCGGTCGCAAGTTTGGCTATGTTATCGAGGAAACGGTATGGCAAAACATTTATGCAACCGATGAAACCGACTTGGATAAGTTAGAAAATATGTTTATAGATAAGTCAGATATGGCAAATTATATCGACGAAATAACAGAGATTGATCGAGCTGATTATCTATTGATGCTTCAAGAAACCGGATTTAGCCAAGAAACTGTTACGGCACAAACAACTAATAAAATAGATCAGATTGAAATGCCAGAACCATTCAAAGATGTAGCGACTGTTAAACCATCGCTAATTGAGGGGGTTGGTTTGTTTATAAATAAGTCAATTGCAGAAAACACCATAGTTGCTCCTGCCAGAATAAACGGAATGAGAACCCCTGCAGGGCGATTTGTTAATCATTCAAAAAACCCAAATTGCCGCATGGTTAAAGATGAAAATGGAACAATTAACCTTGTTTCAATTCAAGCAATCAACTGTATTGCAGATGACAATTATCATAATGAATTGACTATTGATTATAGGCAGGCGATTTCATTGACAAGAGGTGAACAATGTCAGGCGTAGCAACGGCAATAGTAGGAGCGGCAGTAGTTGGCGCTGTTGCTTCAAACCAAGCATCAAAAGCCCAAGAGCGGTCTGCACGCAAAGGCGAAGCAGGATTAAATAAGCGTAATGAACAACTCCAAGAGCTATTAAAACCATATGTTGACGCAGGTATTCCTGCACTAGCTAAACAGAATGCTATTGCAGGGTTAAGTGGGCCAGAAGCACAGGCGCAAGCTATTCAAGAAATTGAACAGGGCGCTGGATTCAATTCAATGGTTAAGCAAGGTGAAAACGCCATATTGCAAAATGCATCGGCCACTGGAAATCTACGCGGCGGCAATGTAAACGCTGCATTAGCAACATTTAGGCCTCAAATGCTTTCGCAAGCAATTGAATCAGAGTATTCACGATTAGCGGGATTAACTGCGCTTGGTGAAAATGCGGCGGCGGGTGTCGGTAATGCGGGAATGCAAACAGGGGTAAATGTAGCTAATTTGCAGCAGCAGCAAGGCGCAGCGCAGGCCGGTAGATATTTAGCACAAGGCAATGCGCTCGGTAATTTTGCATCATCAATACCAGGTGCGGTTAATGCATACAATGCAGCGCAACCTGCTCAGCCAGCACAACCTGTACTTCCTGCTCCATTTTAAGGAATCACAATGCAACCAATTAATTATAATTTAGACATCGCCGACCCATTTGATCAAGCAACAAAAGGGCTGCAATTGGGCGCTAATATCTCAGCGGTTCGTGACTCAAAAGCGGCTAATCAGCAAGCTTTACAATTACAACAACAAGAGATGCAGCGCAAAAATGATTTACACAAAAAAATAATGGAAGTGTATGACAAGCCTAACAAGTCAGCTTCGGATTTTATCGGGCTAGCTATGCTTCTCCCAGAAAAAGACGCTGAATCAATGCGTAAAAACTGGGATGTTCTGAGTAAAGATGCTCGGCAAGATACAGTTTCAAAAATTGGCGAAGTAGTGTCAGCGCTACATGCTGGGAAGCCAGATATAGCTGCAGCTAAACTGCGTCAACAAGCAGATGCATATCGTAATGCAGGTGATGAGCAAAAAGCCAAGGTACTTGAAGCTCAAGCCGGTATTGCTGAGAAAGAACCTGATTTCACTTTAATGGATTTAAGTTTTAAGTTGGCCGCCTTCCCAGAAGGGAAAGACATTCTAGAAAATATTGATCAAATATACGCGACTAAACGCGAGGATGAATTACAAACACCTAAACTACTTAAAGCCAGAGCAGAGGCTCAAAAAGCAGCTGTCGATTCAAAGTTTGCTGAATCTAATGCGGTTATGAAGCTGCAAAAGGATGGTTGGGACATCAGCAAAATGCAAAATGATATGGATGTGTCAAGACAGAATTTAAAAATAGCTGCTATGAATGCTGATATATCGCGTGAAAAAAACAAGCTGCAAATGGAAGCATTGAAGGAGAATAACGATTTAAAGCGTGATTCTTTGACCTTGCAGAAACAAGCGCTTGACGAAAGGCTAGCCGCTGCGAAGCAGAAACGCGATGAATTAGTCAATCAAAAAGCATCAGAAGCCAGCTATGCCTTTTCCTATATCGATGAGGCAATCAGTCTCATCGATGAGATGTTCTACACAAATAAAGAAGGTGAAAACTTACCAAAAGATAGTTTGCTTACTGCCATTGGCGCTAGTTCTTTTGTGGCTGGCATACCTGGAACAGAGGCAAAATCAATGGCGGGTAAAGTTGATCAATTAATTAGCTCATTAGCAGCGGAAAACCTAGATAAATTAAAAGGACCAATGTCAGATAGGGATATTATTTTTCTAAAACAAATAGCATCGAATTTAGAAAGGTCGCAGGATGAGGATTTATTTATTGAAGAACTAGACAAGGCTAGAAAGGGGCTTATAAAAAAAAGGAATATGTTAAATTCAAAATATGGAATACCGCAAACAACCGTTTCCAATGCCGATGAAATCCCAAAAAATGCAATTCCAGACACGCCCAATGCAGATGTATCACCAGATGAATTGCAACGCATATTACAGATGTATGAATAGGTAATTATGGCCACATTAAAGCAATTAGAGTCAGCGCTAGTTAAAGCCCATAACGCGGGTGATACTGATTCAGCGCGAAAACTTGCTATTGTCATACGGAAAGCGCGGCAAGATGTAAGCAATTTTTTGCCCGATGGTGAAGCGGATGTGGCTGGCACTATTCCACAGCGACAAACGACATTAGGCGAGAATATTATTGGTGCAGGTGAAACCGCATTAGCAATGGGTAGTGCTGCAACAACGGGAACAGCCGGATATGTTGGCGGTACGTTAAAAGGCTTAGCTGAGCAAATATTGCAAGGTAAATTTGGCACTCAGGAAGCTGCTAGATTGGTAGAACAATCAGCAATGGAAGGAATGCAAGCTGGGACATATACCC